CTATACCTTGCCAGTTTACTTGCTCCAAAAAATCTATACGACTCTTAAAGCCGGTACCTACAAAAGCAAACTGCGAGCGGTGCTCTATATCGGCTTTGCCAGGGTAGTGCAGCCTGGGCTCGAAGCAATGCCACTGGTAATGCGTATTAGGGTTTACTTCCCTAAACTTATCTAGGTTAGTAGGGTCATTTATTAGCACTAGGTCTGCGTGCTCACTTCGCGCTATCTGCGTATCATCCTCGTACGGTGACTCAGTATGCAGCAAAACTACTTTAGTGCCGTGGTCTCTGATCATTTTCATTACCACGGGCGGTACATAAAAGCCGCTAACTATGAGCACTACGTCTACCGGGTGGTATTTGTAGAGCTCAGCGAATAGCCCCTCTATCGCGATCTCGGCTGCATGGTCACCGCCAAAGGCTTTTAGATACTCGCCATCATCTTGCTTAATAGTTGCAGCGCCAAAAAAGTTTAGGCGCGCATCTAGATTAAAAGCGCCCGTTTCTATGCCTTGAGACTGTAGGCCCAGTATCCAGCCTTTAAAAACATCGGCCACACTAAAATTGGGGCCAGGGTGTACCACTAGGCAGCGCAAGTTTAGAAATCATCCCTAGGAAATTGTAAAGAGGTATCTGCTATTAGGCAGTCTATATTCTCTGCATACGAATATGCCCAGTTATTGCGTGGGTAACTGTCACTAAAAAACTGCTCAAGCCGGTATACAACATCATCCATAATGGCTTGTGCTCTCAGCGCATTGGTAGCCATCTGGGCATATACGCGTACGTTAAACTCAAACTCTGTAGGGCTAACTGACTGGGTAGTAATCGTGATAGCGATAGGGCCGAGCATTTCGCCTGCTGGTGGCTCGCCCATATAGATACGCGCTACCCCTACCAGCTCTGCTCGAGGCATCCCGGTAGCAGCATTGCCAGCCAGTTGCTCGTATAGGGCTTGCTTTGCTTCTAGTAGTGAGGTCATCGCATTTTACTTAACGTAGCGCCTACTTGCTTTATCATCAGGTTTGCCGATTCTCTGTTAGCAGCCTCTACGGCCCGGGCAACATATGGAGTACCACGCATCGCAGGATGCTGGGCGACTGCAAAAGGGTGGCCGCCTTTAATTCTTAGGGCGTGTTTATCGCCTCGGCGGGTAGCGTTATTTCTCATACGCGTAGCAGCTCTGCGCCGGCCTGCTTCAGTCTTATAAGTAGCAGAGCCTCGGAGTACTGAGAAGCCATTACGTTGCAAGGTGAGGGCTTTAGGGTATATAGGGTAGCCGTCTTTTTGGTGGTAGGTACCGTGCTCTGCCAAGACTGCAAAGCCTCGGCCTATAACTATGGTACCGGCCCAGCTCGTATTACGGGCAGGGCGTTTAATGATAATGGCTCGGCCATATACTTTGGGTTTACCTGCAGGGGTAAGGCGCTCCATATTTTCGGCTACGGCATTAGCCATACGGTAAATATTTTCGCTAGGTAAATCTTTTAGAGCGCCACCAATTTTAAAGAAATGGCGCTCCATTTCAAAAGGCTGGTACCTGGTCATTAGATTACCGCTGGTATCTGCCACAAATCTGCGAGCATTTCGCGTACCCGGTTTGGAATAGCAAAACCTATAGGCGTAGGTGCGTCTACCTCTCCAAACATGAGATTACCGCTACCCTTATCTATGCTCCAAAGGTGACGCAACATAGTACCGGCAGCGCGCTTCACTCGAGGGTCTACCGCACTGGTAGTGGCATACCGGCCAGTGGTATAAGTTATCTGTATATTGTTACGGCCAAAAGCAAAATAGGTATCTTCGCCACTGGCACGCCGATATACAAGGCCGTTTTCTGCATCAAGAATATAGCCATCAGCTGGAGCGGTGCCAGGTGTCTCGACAGTGAGGGCGACTGCAGTCATACCCTGATACTCAGTAATGGAGCTAATAGCGATAGCCGGCCCAAAGTGTATAGGGATAGCGTTATTACCGCCGCTGCGTTTCTCGGCAGTTATCGTACGCTGCACTAAAGGGCCACAGTTAATATCTAGGATACGGCTAACGGTCGTAATATAACTAGCTACCAGAGTATCTTGGTCAGTTGTATTAGCGGTCAGGCCTAGCGCGTCTTTACCTTCGCTGAGAGTTAAGAGATCGTAGGTATCGCTCATAGTGGTTTAATCCCTAGTGCATAAAGGTCGCCGCGGTCTGCGTGGTATTGCGAATGGGTTATAACAAAGCCTGCAAGTTTGGCCATTATTTTATAATCGGCCGGGGTTATGTTTTTGTAGTATTCGCCCTCTCTGAGAGGGCCACCGTCTATAGCGCTATGAGGCTGCCGGCCATGGCTGGCGCAGGTCATTAGAAAGCGGCCACCTGGCTTTAAGTGCCGGTAGGCGTTAGCGATTATCTGTATAGCCTTGGGCGTATGCTCGAGTACTTCAGCGCATATAACAGTATCTGCCTCAAAGCTCTCTATGGGGCACCAGCTCGCTGCATCGGCTATTTCATCTACGCCCGGGCCGTCTTGCATATCTAGGCCCCACCAAAAGGCGGTAGGCGCATAGTCTCGGGCAGTGCCGTTAATGTTGAGGCTGCCAAACTCAAGCACCCTAGACGGGGTACCTATGTTGGCTGCTAGCCAGTCACTAGCGCCCGGGTGCATTAGGCCTGCTTGCGTGGCCGGCCTGCACTTTTCTTTACTGCAGTTTCTGCACTTTTCTTTACTGCAGCTGTCTCTACTTTGGGCTCAGTCTTAGACACTGCTAGGGCATGGCCTTGGGCTACGAGCTCTAAAGCCTCAAGCTCTGGTAAATCTATAAGGCCGCCACGGTCAGGCCAGGCGATGCCGTCACGAGTACCGCTAAAAGTTGTGAGCATTTCTATTCTCAAGGTATTACCTTTCAAGTTATTGGGGGTGGGCCCCCACTATTGTAGGGGCCCACCTTATCCAATAAACGGTATAGGAGAGCCTAGGAGGCCCCACCAACAAACGTCTTAACGGCCCCTGTCTGGTCTACCAAAACGCCATCGGCGCGGTAGGTGACACGGTAGGTAGATACCGAGTAATCGAAAGCAAAATCGTTGCTTACGGCCACTTCGATACCGCCAACCTGGCGTACGTAGTAAGAGCTGAAATCGCCGAATAGTACCGACTTAGCCGAAAGGCCAGTAGACGCTACAGACTCGTTGATGTAGACCGGGTAGCCGAGGATGCTATCGGCCGAGCCCTGAAGGCCCGGGGTAAATAGGTACTCGCCTGAGCCGGAAGCAGTTAGCTTACGGGCCTTACCCATTGCAGCACTGTTAAGCATAAAGCCAGCGCCAGGTACTGCACGGTAAGGTGCAGTAACAGAGTAAACCAGGTCTATAAGGTTATCGCCGGTAAAGACTCCGACGGTAGACGTAGCACCAGTAACGCCAGTAGTAGCGTTAGTAGCAATACCGTACGGCTGGCCTGAGCCTGAGCCCGTGGTCATATGGCCACGAGTTGCCGCACCAATCGCGGTACCTGCCTGGCGTGCTAGGAAGCCGCCAACGTCTACGCCACCGTCTGCGGCCATCTCGTTAGAGAGCTGAGTAAGCACAACGTACTTGTAAGCCGAGAGGCTGCGCACGTTTACGAAAGTAGGATCGGAGGTTGAGGCCTGCGAGCCGTCGCCAACGATGCTAGCGGTCGAGTATGCCGAGGTGGTCGGGATGTTGAGAGTCTCACCAGCGTTAGTGGTGATAACGGTACCAACCTCTAGCAGTGGATTACCTTGGATCAGGTGCCCTACGATACGGTCATAGACGCTTGTAGGCGTTGCTCCGTATACGTTTGCTTTTGTGTTGGCGCGCTTCTCAAAGGTGTGGCTGCGAATCTCGCCACGCATGAGGCTACGAATAGCTTCGTTATCGTCTGGCTCTGAATCCTCTGGGCCTGCGAAAGCAGAAACGCCATGAGAAATACGAGACTCTTCGATGTCTTTGTCACGCTTGATAGCGTCAAGCAAGACTGAGCGCCGGCCGTCGAGTAGGTCGAGGTCTGCGGTGATCTTGTCGAAGGTGGCCTGCTCTTCGCCTGAGAGCTCGCGCTTCTCGGCTGCAGCACCATCTAGTAACTCTTTTGCCTGAGACCACGCATTAGCGCGCTCTTCAGAAATACGGTTAATGTGCTCAATAGTCATGAGTCATTACCTTTCGTTTTGTTTCGGATAGGTTAGGTATTGCGTGCAGGTGGTTTTACTGGTGGCTCGCCCAAATATCTTTGGGGCCGGGCAGTAATCCGAGCTGCTATTAGTCGCGTAGGCGACTGTAAAGCTCTGCGTACCTCTGGTTTATTTGTAGGGGTACTACAGACTCTTTAACGGGCATAGGCGTGGGCTCTGCCTCTACCGCTCGTACGCTTGCGCCGGCCGTTTCTGGGTAGGCCGGGTGGCCAGTAACTACAGATACCTCATGCAGGGCTATTTCACTAAGTGTACGGGTATCGCCCTGCCAGGTGTCGCCACCCTCGGGCACGGTAAATCCAAAGCTCATGCTATCTACTACGCCACTGCGCATAAGCTCTGCAAGATCGTTAGCGTAAGTAGTGTTAGGCAGCTCGGCTTCTACACGCAGGCCCCGGCTATCTTCGCTGAGGTTTAGAGTCATGCTGCGAGTGCTCGCTAGTACCTGGTCGCTATTGTGATTTACATACATACGTACGTCATTATTGAGGCCTAGGGTACGGTGGAAAGCGCCAGGCTGTATGAGCTCTGTAAACTCTCCCCGGCTTCGATCCCAGAGCCGCTCACTAGGGCTATTAAATACGGCTGCATACCCTGAGAATCTTACGGGCTCCGAGTCGGGCGTACCTGCCGCTCTTTCCTCTACCTCAAGGCCAGTACCTATTACGCGTACTTCACGGGCCCGGCCGTTAATCTCTCTAGCCTCTACCTCTAATACACGCGCTCGAGGGGCTACCGGCAGGGGTGTGGTTATCAGATCGTTAGGGATAATCCAGAGCTTGCAGATACCGTTAGGGTCTATATCGCCGCTAACTACTTCGCAGGCGCGTGCCCCATCGTAGAAAGCACAATTGCTGCAGGCTAAACCTTCAGTAAGGTAGGGCGACTCGGGTGCATAGTGGGCACCTTCTGCGCCAGTACCCTGGTCATACTTGCCAAATATCTCTACCGTATCCTCAGTAGCAGCATATTGGGCTTCTTGCCTTTTGCTGTAACGCTCGCCCAGCTCGTCTACCTCTGGTGCCTCTGGCTCTACATCTACGCTGCTATCTACTATCTCTATCATTCGGTTACCTCGTCTACGCCCACTGGGGGCAGTGCAGGGTTAGAAGGCGAAGCCATCGGCGCGCCAGGTAAGGCCATTACAAACTCGTCGCCACCAGCGTAGGGCTCTAGATTCTCGCGCCGACGTGCCTCATTAGGTGTAGCTACCCCAGTCATTATCGCAAGCTGGTAAGCCTTATAACGCGTGATGGTATCGGCACGTAAAAACGCGTCAGTATTAAACCTGAGGTACTGGCCTTCAGTAAGCAACGCGCCTAGCGCTTCCTCAATACGACGCAGCCAAGGCAATAACGTGTACGTAACAAAGTGCTGGCCGGCGCTCTCGTTATTCTGGTAGGTCTGCGAGTCGCCTTTAGCGCCAATAAGGTAGGCAGGTATCCTAAACACTCGAGCTACTTGAGCTATCTGCAGCTCGCGCGTAGCGTTTAATTCCATATCGCTAGCGCTCACCGTAATGGGCCGCCACTTCAAACCCTGAGTAAGCACTGCTGGCCTACGGTGGCCTTTATGGGTATTTACCCAAGTGTCTCTAAGGGTTTGCGCTTGCTCAGGCGTGAGGGCTGTATCTGTCTCTAAAACGCTAGATGGTGTAGCACCTTCTCCATAAAATTGGGTGAGGTGGCGCTCCATTGCGATGGCTAGACCAAAGGTAGTTTTTTGCTCTTCGAGTGGGCTTAAACCTTTTAACGCTTGGGGCGGTGTCCACCAGCGGATATGGCACATATCTACCGGCTCGATAATTCCCCGGCTACTCGTATATTTGCGAGTACTGCCATCATCGGTAGTTACCGTCATATTGGCGGGGTGTACCGGCTGCAGGCTCGTAACTTCAAAACGGTTATTACGGCCGATAATCATATAAGCATTACCGTGTAAAGCCATAGCGCTTACTAGCTGGTGAATGAGCTCAAAGGCGGTAGTACCGTTACCAGGGTTATTTACCCAAGCTGGCTGAGGTAGTTTTACTGCGTTACCTTCGCTATCAGTTTTAAACACTTGCAGGGGCAGGCTAGCTATCGAGTCTGCTAGAAGGCTCACTGCAGAAAATACAGCTGCTACGCCTAGAGCCGTAGTTTCGTTTACCGGCTCGCCGCTCCAGTTAGGGATATTGCCAAAGCCTTGCTGCTGCAACCTAGGAGGGTTAGCTCGATACTCGCCACGATTAAAGAGACTCATTGCCTGCTACCCATCCAAAAAGAATTAGAAAACCCCCAGCGACTGCAAGCCCTAAAGGCAATACGATTAGAAACGCGGCAGCCGAAATCAGGGTAGCCCCAGCAATTTCAGCCAGCGTAGTAAAAGTATTGCGAGTCACTGAGGCCCCCAAGGGTCAAGAATAGAAGGCACTAGCGGTACATCAGGCGAGCGCGTGCCACGGTCATAAGCAATAATGGCAGCTATGCCAAGGTCAATTTTTCGGCCGCTCATACGGCTCTCTTTAGTAGGGCGGGCTCCCCTATTGTCTCGCTTCAAAACCATATTGGCCATATGCCGGCTGAGTCGTATATCCCCGTCATGAGATAGGCCGGTATCCATTACCGCATCATAGAATCGTTGCCACGCTGGGATAATACGCGCCAGCGCGTTAGTAGGCCACTCAACGATAGGTAGGCCTTCATCGGCTAAAACCTGCATGGAGCGCTGCCACCTAAAAGGGTCGCAGGCTACTTCTCTCACGTTATAGGTTTTGCATATCTCTATTAGCCTGGCTTCTACATCGGCTATAGGTACGCGCCAGTGCTCATCATCGGCAGGCCGCTCCCAAGCTCCCAGTACGAATAGGTAGCCATCATCAGTGCAGCCCACGATAGCGGTAGAGTCTCCAATATAGGCACCGTCAAAGCCCAGTACTATCGGCTCAGTAGTTGTCACTACTCGAGGTGCTGCGAGAGAATCCCACCGCCCGTGAGGCAGGGCGCTCTCATTAGAGATTACCCATACGTTTGTACGCTTTGTACGAAACTCTGCCTCAGCGGTACGGTTTATAGTGCTCTCAAAATCTTTAACAGAGACAATATCCCCGTACCCCGGGTTAGCTTGAGCCCATACGCGTGGGTCTTTATGGTCTGCATCGCTGCCGGCTTTCGGCTCCCACCATGCATAAAAAAAAGTAGGGTCGAGAGTCTCACCACTCGCAACGCGCTGGCCATACTGGTATAGGCGGTAGCCGATAGTTTCACGGCCCAAAGAATCGGTACGCGCGCCGGCGGTAGTTATGCCCACCATGAGAGGTTCGCGTCGGGCTCCACCAGCGAGGGCGAATACATTCCATAGGTCTTCATTTATTACGTGCACTTCATCTACTAATACGAGGGTAGGGCTTAGCCCCTCTTTTAGTGGTGCATCGCTCGAGAGTACGCGCCACACTGAGCCGGTACCCTGATCCTCTATAGCATCCCGGTATACCTTGCTAGTAGCGCTCAAATCCTCGGAGAGCTCCACCATACGCCTAGCAGCACCAAACGTAATGCGCGCTTGCTCACGATCTCCAGCGACGCTATAAACCTCGCCACCCTCGGGGCCACAATAAAGCGAATAGAGAGCCAGCCCAGTGAGTAGGGCGCTCTTACCATTCTTACGGGGCATACCAATAAACGCAGACCTATGTTTCAGAGTACCGGCGGCATCCTCTACCAGCAGGCCAGATATAAGCCGTCGCTGCCAAGGGCGCATAAGCATACGGTCGCCAACGTGGCCGGCTATCGAATCCTTAACGATTACTGCGTATTCTTCTATAAACTCGCAAGCCTGACCGCCACGGCTTTTAGCCCTAGGCGGTAAAGGCGACAGCCAGCGAGGTGGCCAGCTTTTAACGGGTGGCACGCAGCTGCTCTAATTTGGTTTGGCGCTTAACCTCAGCAAGGCCCAGCCTCGAGCGATCACTAGGGCTAAAGCCCATAAGGCTAAGGCATTTGAGGTACTCGGCGTTTAACTTTTGTACTGCGCCAGCGTCTTTACTATCGCCCGTAGCGTTATATCTCTGCCGGGCTCGCTCTTTCATGTCTGCCAGCTCACAAGCGGCCAACACTATGGCCATATCGCTATCGGGGCTAAGCCATGAGAGGCCACTATGCCAAGCCTTATGCCAGATAGTTTTACCAGGTGCCTCTAAGTGCGCCGGCGTTTCTAGGCTAGAAAAATCTACAGGCCTGAGCTCAAGCACTGGCGCAGGTAAAGGGCGCTTGCCAGGGTTACCAGCTCGGCGCTTTTGCTCAATCGGCTTAACAGGGGTAGGCATTACCGCGAAACCTCACGGATAGTGAAAACATTTGAGCCGCGGCGATGCGCGGAAGGGGCGAAGCGGGGTACTGCATTATTTGCTTTGACAGAAAAACGGCCACCGGGGGCGGTCACCTCGGGCCTGCCCCTCGCCGGCTGTTGCATGATCGGTGAGCTGGCCTGAGCTCGCTGGCAGGGTCGCCGGGTACTACGTGGTCAGCTGTCCAAGGGTCACTAGGGCCCCGGGCAGTGTCTCCGCATATCCAACAGTGCGTTGCCTGGGCTCGTATCTTGGCGGCTCTGGCTTTGTAGGTGCCGGCATAGTGGGCTCGAGGGCCTCGGCGGGCCCAGCGGGTGTTATCTATTGTTAGCTGATGGGTGGGGCATCTTGAGGCCCCTATAACTAAGAGGCCGCATACTATGCAAGGTTTGCGTATGGCTACCATGTTGCTGCTTGTATAGGGCGTGTGTGCAGGCCTACAGGGGTGGAATGCAGGTGCCACCTACTTGGCCGTAGGCCTGCAACCTGATTCGCGCAGTCTGCGCATGGTAGTACGGTAGCACCCCTAGGGGTATAAAAGCAAGCGGCCGTACGGGTTTTTATTGTGCTACAGGTCATGGGCGTTTTACTGTTTCTTTATTCGGATACTCGAGGCCGTAGCGGCGATGGTGCATTGCGCATCTACTGCAGCGCCCGTTACGGATCTTTTCGCCTTTGTTACGGTCTATGAGGTTGCTGCAGTCATGGTTAGCGCATAAGACTGGGGGTATCTCTTTATAAGTGTTGGAGGTAGTAGCCCATAGGCGTATCTGATCTAGGCGGCGGGCTGCATCCTGTATTTGTTGAGCTAGGGCTATTGCTTCTTTATATTTGCGTGCGCATTCATCTAGTGGGGTTAGGGCTATGCGCTCTGTAGGGCGGCTTATATCTGGGCTGCCGCCTTGACTGTCTCCGCCACTTGGGTAGCCTCGCTCTGAGTAGAGGGCTAGGCGTGGTAGCCAGCCGTTAGGCTCGCTCATAGACGTTAGGGCTCTTTGGGTGTCTTCTATTGCTCTGAGGTTTAGGGCGTGCTGGTTACTCTGCCGGCTCTTTATCATCGGCTTTCGCCTTGCCGTTTGTTGTGGGCTCTCATGTTTTCTATAGCCCAGGTGCGGCCCGGGTCGCCTCCCCATAGGGCCCAAGCGATACGGCCGGCTGAGGGGTAGCCTTCAGTGCCTGGCTTATATCCTTGGCCTTGCTTATCTACCTGGTGCCGGGCAAAGTAACTAACCATTCTGCTAATAGTGTCGTAGCTGAGGTTAGTGCCGTTAGCAATGTCTCGAGCTCGAGCCCAGCCTACTGGAGTGCCCCCGCGGTTATATTCTTTACGCCAGTCTAAACCCCTCTGCGCTTCTATTCTCGCTGCCTCTGGTGGTATTGGCATCTAGTTTGCTCCTCTAGTTGGGGGTCTACTCATTTATAGTAAAGGTTTCTTGGGGCCAGGTCATAGAGATTAGGCCTAGGTAGTTTGCTTGCTCCATGATCCAGCCGGCGGCTGCGCGCTCCCATTGGAGGTTATGGCAGTCATAGCATTTAGAGGGCCCTTTGCATTGTGGGCAGGCAGTACCGGTATGCGCTATAGCCCACTCGAGTGCTGCGAGGGTATGGGGGGGCAGTCTCATAAGGCTTCTAATCGTTGCATAGTCTGAGCAAACTTCGCTCTAGCCAAGCGCTGCAGTGTCGTACGCCACTCGCCTGAGGTTTGCTCAGTCATACTCGCCAGTAAGGCACAATGGGCATCTAGGTAGCCTCGTAGCCAAGCATTACTAGCCATCGGGGTATCGGCACTGCAAGATGCTAAAGAGACTGCAGCCTCAAGGCCGGCATAGTAGATACGGTCGTAAGTTACTTGATCGGCCATACTTGATCTTTTAGCTGTAGGTGCCATTCGCCCTGGCTGTTAAATTGCCATACCTCAGTACCTGGCATAAAGCGCCTGAGCTCTGCTACTCGAGTACGTGCCGCTCTTTCTGCTTCTCCGCACTGGTCTAGCCAGTCTGCTATCTCTCGCCGGCGGTGTTTCGCATAGCCTCCAGCTGTTAGATATAGGCGTTTACATTGTGGGCATTTCATTGGGCGTGCCTTTCTGCATCTAGGTAGGCTCGAGTGCTTTCTACGGTATGCCTGTGGATAACTTTAATAGGCTGCTCTTTAGTATGGTTATATGGGTATGGTTTGTGGGCCACTGGTGCAGGTACCCCCTGCGCATCGGTGCAGGTACCCCCCTGCACCATTGCAGGTACTGTGGATAACTTTAGACCCCTTTTTGGGGATAACTCTGGGGATTCTGTGGATAACTTACGTAACGTATATTTGTTACTCAGCCAGTCGCCTGCATCGCTTTTACGTTGCTCTATTGAGAGATAGCCGCCAGACTCGAGCTGCTTTAGATACCGGCCCATAGTGCGCACTGATACCCCTAACAGGGTGCAGAGGGTGTTACGGCTTGGCCATGCTTCCCGGGCGTGGGCAGTGGCGTAGCAGCCGTCTAAGAGCGCCCAGGTGCGTACGGCCCCGTCACTTATGGCCGGGTCTAAGAGTAGGGCTGTGGGTACTTGGCTGAATTGCTCGCTCATATTCCTGCCTTTTTCATATCGTAGCGGTGCTTTTCGTTATCTCTATGCTGTTTCTTTCGGCATCGATCACTGCAGTATTTGCTTTTACTGAGTGCCCAAAAATCTCTTTCATACTGGCCATGACACTTACTACATATCAGTACCTTTACCATCGGCTTACCCCTCTGGGCGCGTCGCCTGGCTAATTCTGTGATGCCTCCCCAGATGCCGTACTCACGGTGCCCTAGTGCATAGCTTTTACATTCCTCTATTACGGGGCAGGTAGTGCATATGCGTATTGCTTTGGCTTGCTCGGCTGCTATATCTGAGTACCAGTAGTGTGGAGGGTTACCTACGCAAGCGCCACGGGTACGCCACTCGAGTGCAGCATAGGGCCGTACCTCGTAGTTATCAGGGTCACCGCTCACGGTTAAACCCCTCAAGAATCGCTAACAATGCGAGGGCTAGCAGAGCGCCAGCTGCGCCAATACCTATAACAGTTTCTACTCTCATGGCATGAGCTGCTGAAAGTCTGAGAGCCTCATTACCATTAGGCCGTCGCTCATATTGTCGGGCATCGCCACAAAGATAAAGGGCCGGGTATCGCCTATCGCTTTGGCTTGGTTGCTTTGTTTCTCTGCCGCTAAAAATCGGGTGGCTAGAGGGCCTACCTGCGCGCCGGCCTTTACCTCTATCCTGGCTGCTTTTATATGATCCCAAGATTCTTCATTACCTTTCTTACCTGACCAGCTCACCTGCACCTCGTATACATCCTCAAACACTTGGCGCGCCAAAGCCTGTTTTCGTTTACCTTTTTGGCGGTTTACTCGGCCACGCTTTTGCTCTGGCGTTTCATCCTTACGCTCTTTTTCTTCCTTGAATCTAGGGAAGCCGGGAGGGTACGTCATTGCTTGGCCCCGGGCCAGGGGGCACCCTCTAATACTTCTTGCACTCGAGCCTCAGTAACGCCAGCCAGTTTAAGCGCCTCCGTTACTGTTTTATCTTGCCAGCCTCTTACGTCTAGTTTCTTTACCGTCACTGCTAAACGTATTACTGCAGCCCTAGCGTTTAATAGGTCATCGCGCTGGCTGAGGTACTGCCGGTTTTTATCGTCGTTACTATCCCACCGGCTCATATGCGCGCATACCTTCGCCAGTCGGCTGCGAGAGCCTCAGCGGGTATTAGATCATTTACGTATACGGCTTTTCTATCTGTACGATACGTAAACCCATTAGGCGATATGTCGCCGGCTTTCTGATCGTGCGCAAGTGCTAGAAACTCTAAATACGATAGGCCGCCCAAAATATGGGCACGCCTAGGCAACGTATTAGGCCCGTCATCCTCGAGGGCTACCCACAAAAAATAGTCAGGCCGCTGGTACTCAAGGCTCTTAGCAAATACCTCTGCCGTATGCGATGCCTTAGGCGCACTGCGCATACGCATAGCTTTAACGTCTACAGGGTATACGTCTGAGATCCAAAAATCGTAGGCGCTCGCATCGTCGTATACTGCCGGTACGTCTAACAGTCGCAGCCAGTCGTATACGATTAGCTCAGCGAGATAGCCAATAAGGCTGCCGCCGGCTACTTCAGGCAAGGGCATACCCTCGGCGTGTTTCTCTGCTATCCCTAACTGCGCTTCTCTTATGAGCTCTGGGTATATCTCTACCGTAGGGTACTCGAGCATTAGAAAGGCTCTACCTGAGTAGTAAGCCATCTTGCAGCCTCGGTGGGGTCTGCTATCTCGCCCGGCTTATTGCCAAACTTCTCTGTAAATAGGCGCTTACTTTCGGGGTCTAGTTTCTTTACCAGCTCTTTAATGAGTGGCATAGCCTCATGCTCAGGCTTAGGCACTGGTTTAGGTGCCGGCCTTACGTCGCGCTTAGGCGGCTCGTTATTACGCCTAGCGGTATCTACTTCTTGGGCGCTCGCTACGCCACGCTTAGTATCTGCAGCGAGAGTCGCAACGATAGCCCGGCCCCAGGCGCTAGTCTCCGCATTCATCAGCTCACTACCTCGAGTAAAAGACGTTTTACCCGGTACTGGCTCCCACGCTAGGCCGATGCCAGGGCGCATATCGTCGGGGCTGCGAAAGCAAGCGGCCGCATATACGAGATAGGTCTGCCCGTCTATTACCTCTAGCCAATAAGGTTTAGCAAGATCCGCTGGCTGTATAGACCCGTCAGGGTGCTTGGCTCGTAAATCTCTGAGCCTTTCGGCTACGTCTACGTAGTCTTTCATTATTTCGGCCACTGCATTAGCCCTTCTATTTATAGGTTAAGTTTGCCCTATCGCGTACTACCTCGTAGGCAGGTTTGTTACTACCGTCTACTCTAACCAAACCTAGACCCTTTTCGAGGGATGTTGTAGCGCTATCCCCATCGTTGAGGGTGGCTATAAATATGGGCTCCCCGGGTAGGCGCAGTAACTGCCATTGGTCTAAGTAGGCATACGTATTTAAGGCCTGCAGCTGCTCAGTCATCGCTACCCCTCGTATTACCGGCGCGTTAGTAGCGAAGCCAGGGCAGCCCACCTCAGTAAACCATATGGCCGTATCAGTGTTGCGTAAAAACATTGCCCTACGCATATCATCTACGCCGGCCCACGGATTCCACTCCGGGTGCGTCATCATCGTGGTAGGCATCTCGGGGTAGCAGTAAGGATGCAACCCGTAGGCGGTATATCCTGCAGCGCCTTGCGCTATAGGGGCGTTATCCCACCATTGAGGCCAATAGTTATATGGGCTATAAGGCATGGCATATGGGCTGAGGCCGCCACTAATAATCGGGAGGCTAGGAAACATTGAGCGTACCTGAGCTGTTACCTGGCTACTTATGAGCGTATCGGTAACTGGTGGCCACTCTTTGGGCTGCCAAAAGGTAGGCGCATTATTCCACTCATTACCTATCTCGAGGCCGGCTATACCAGTCTGCGCGCAACGTATAGCAAAATCTGTTAGGCCCCTAATATCTGCAGTGCTATATACGTGCGGGCTTTTTTGGATCGCTTGTAATACTTTTAAGCCACGCTTAGCAGCCTCAGTAACAGTAACCTGCAGTGCGTCGAGGCTACCGGGGCCACTATTCCAGCCCATTTCATGGGATACGCGTACCCAGCCAAGCCCGAGCTCTGCTATACCGTCTAGCTCTGCGAGGCCGGCCCAAGGCCCAGCGCTTATACCCATATCTGCGCCTAGGCGCTCTGTAATTGGTAACGAAACGGGGGCTATATGGGGCGTACTAATAACATTTGCCCGGGCCGTAACCTTTGCTGCTACTACTCGAGTGCTTTTAACTGCCCTACGTTTTCTTATAAATCCCACGGCCTTTTACCTGACCCCTCATAGAGTTTTAAAGCGGTACGGATATTGCACTCAGCGTTAGCCCAGTCTGGAGTGCCGCATACGGCAGCCATTAGGGCCGAGTGCATCGGTATCATTAACTGAAATTGGCCGCTAGCGCCTTCGCTGTTTTGTACGTTGCTGCAGCGCGACTCTCGCCAAGCGATACCTATAGCCCATTCTTCTACATCATCAGGCCATATAGCCCTTATGAGGTCTTGCGTACTGCAGCTGGTGTTAGGTGGCGCACTCACCTGGGCTTGGGGTGCTGCCGTAGTACTCGAGGGTGGGGCCGGCGGTAACGGGGCCGGCAGTGTGGTGCTAGTAGTAGTGGTGGTGCTAGTTGTCGGGGCTGGTATCTGTCTCTGGGGTGATGCTTGCGTATGGCTGCAAGCTGTTATTAGTAACAGTAGGGGTATTGCTTTTAAGTATTTGTGCATAATCTTTCCAAGGGTCGAGGGATGCAGCGAGGGCCTTACGGCCAAGTAACTCTAAATAGAGGCTCACGGGGTTTAGCCTTCTGGGGTATCGGTACAGTATGCGCAGGGTACGGGCTCTAGGTGCAGGTTACATACTGCAAGGTAACCCCGGTTACCGTCAGCCTCATACGTGACGGTGCTGACAGCTAGCCGGCCTATACAGTTTTGCAGCTCGAGGGCGGTACGCAATTTTACTAGATAGGTGAGCTGCCGTCGCTGCCACGTTTTTAGGGGCTCTTCTGTAGCGCGTACTCTGAGTACGTGCATTTCTACAAACTGTAGGAGATCATCGGCTTCACGCTCTGTAAATATTGGTGCTGGTCTTACGTACCTGGTTACGTGCTCCATACTGGTACCCCCAGTTTCTTTAAACGGATATAGGTATACGCTTTTAGGTATCTTGCTTAAACTTTCTGAAGGGCCCTACGTCAAAAGGCTGCCGGCTCCAGCCGTGGCCGAGATCACAAGACGGGCAACCAGCGAGGCGCTCCCGGGTGTGGGCTTTACCGCCGCCCGGTACTGCCGCAAGTAGGCCGCAGTTATTGCATTGCCATACCCCGCCAAAGCCTTGCAACATACTGGGCGTGGGCGTTATCTCTAGCGGGGTTTCTTCCACGGGCTTGAGCTCACCGCCTTAGCGCACGGCCAGCAATGGGCACCACTGCCGCCACGCTCACTAACAGGGGTTACCTTATTGCACCTCTGACATTTCACGCCCGGCCCCCATCGGTAGCGCACTGGTGACAGATAATGACTAGGAGCGCTGCACAAATAAACGGGGTAACTCCGTAGAGGTGCCAGGCTGCTACCGCTACTCGAGCACTCTTACCCAATAGGTCTAAGTAGATTACGGCCATGCCAGTAGTAAACGTGCAGAGCATAAGTAACCACGTAGGGCGCTTCATACCGTCGCCTCCATACGCGCTACAGCCCTAATATAGTTAAGCCATGAGGCTTGACGCTGGCCCTGATCGTGTAGTAATTGCTCACGGCTTACGGTTGCTACTTCAGTAAATAGAGAGTAGTTATCGCAGTCTTCACTGTAAGGGTCTTGGCTTGCTTGGCTAGCGCATACCCCGTCTATATAGCCCCCGTTATAGAGATAGTTAATACCATCGGTAGAGGCTTGCATCTCTCTCTCTAGGCGTATTGCATCGGCCACGTTAGGTAACTCACTCATTTGGCACCATCCCCTACGAGCTCGGCTATCAGAGTCTCTGCAGGTATCTCTAGGAGCTGGGCGAAAGCCTCTGCAGTTATACCCTGAGTACCGTAAAGAGTGTTAGGCCGGCCTTTGCATAGTGTTATCTCGAGGTCTGCAAAATCTAGTAAGGCGTATAACTCGTGAGGCTCTATTACAAGGTGCGTTATCTTTTGCACCTCGAGTGCTACTGCACTGAGTCTAAATACTACGGGCTTCATATTTCCCCCTGCATGGGTTATGCCTACCCCTTTTGGGCGGCTCCGAATATCTAAGCACACTGGTAAGACATTTGCACGGATACCCTGCATACCCCCAAAAGTGGATACGAAACAGGCCCTAAAAAGGCTAACCCCTCACTAGAGACCGGCGGCCAGCGTTATGGCCCATAATCCATAGAGAGGCACCTAGAAGGGCCATACGCCCATTTTGTGGGTAGAAAGCAGCAAAGGCCCAGCATATGAGAGTATGCCGGGCCTTTGCGCTGCGCTGCCTCGCCCAAGGCGCGCGATCTATACGAGAGGTTTTAAGGCATCTACCATAACTTGAGGTACTACCCACTCTTTATTAGTCAGAGGGTCAGTACTGCCAGGTATATGCACGATAGACCAGACCAGCCAAGACGGGTAAGCGGCTGCATCTAGGTGGCGTTTAGTGCCGCCGGATACGATCCATACGTGCGGGGTTTTGTCGCCTCTCATAAGGTACATAGGGTCAAGCTCCATTACTGGTAGGGGTGTGGGTGTCGGGGGTCGAGGCTGCCGCTGGTCACTAATCCAAGCCATTACCTCATTACCGGGGCAGGTAGTTGCGTTTACTTCCCGGTGCCCATAGAGCTGGCCGGGGGTCAGGCTCACGCGCATAGCCTTTATAG